GTATGAGGAAATTCTTCTCCAACTCCTATCATTAGACATCAAACTCCTCGACAGATTTTTCATCTGCGTTGTCAGAAGAACCAGCTCTAAGCCTATCAAGAAGCTCTTTTTGAGCGTCAGGAGTAGGTCTAGGTAATACTTCGTCCATAGATTTTAATTCTGCAACTAGTTCCATTTCGTTGTCGTCTAGTGCTCTAGGTTTGCATTTTAATGCTTGAAGTTGGTACTCTACATTATAAGCCATAGGTCCAGTCTTTACTCTTTTGAAGTGGACGTCCCAACCAGTTTCTAAATCTGTAGGGTCACCTAAATCTTCTGCAGCAACTTTAATTTGCTCCATTAGTTTCTTCTTGAGGTTTAAGACTTTTACTTTGCCGTCATGTATGCATTGGATTGCATAAGACCAACCACATTTTAATTCAGGGTGGTATTCTCTAACCCAGTCTTTTTCCATGTTATTGAATACTTCCTTCTCTCTATCAAATGATAGACATTCGAAAGGTAAGTTCTTACCGTTCTCACCTTTTAACCAGTAAACGTATCTTGCACAGATATCGCCTACCATTCTAACTTTATTGTCGCCTTCGACATATTGATAACTGTCAATCTTAGATTTAACAGCTTCACCTTTTGATTCATTAAATTTTAGTGCCATTCTAATTCCTTTAGGCTTGTGATTTCTTCAAATTTAAAATGTATTCTGTCATTCTCAATCCAAAGTAATCTGTTGTTATTTATAATATCTTGCTTACCATTATAGTGCAGCAAGTCCAATGTGGTATCTTTAGTTGAATTGTACGCAAATAGACTGCGCAGCGATGCGATACCTGCATACTGCGCAATCTCGGTGTCTGAATACAATCTTCGTTGAATAAACAAGGGTTCAGGATTCACTAGGAAACTATTCCCATGAAAACTTTTTTGCCAATACTTGTATATTCTGTCTTTTCTATTAACTGGGGGTAGTTTATAAGTCAGAATATGAAGGATAGTAAGTATGTCTGATACTTTACTATTTGCCTCTTTCTTAATTTTTTTCCAATTATAGAGTATCATTATATCAAAAAATATACCGCTTGTCAAGAACTATTTTTCCAATGTTATAAAGCTTTGACATCATAACCTTGTTTTATGTAGTAACCCATTCGTGCACCAGCCTGCCGTCTTGCTGTACGACCGACTAAGTGGATATCAACGATGATTGGTTGCTGTTTTCCTTCATATATTCGGATTATACGACCTATCAACTGTGTTAATAGAGGTTCATTGTTTACGGGTGTTGCCAAAATAAGACAACTTAGACAGTCTAAACTTATTCCTTCACTGAATATAGACTGTGTTCCAAACAATATATCTTTTTCTCCGAATATTTGTTTTAGCATAGGAGGGCGCTCTTCGTGAGGAATCTTTCCTGTTACGCAGATTGCGTTATCTCCTACAAGTTTCGTACAATTTTGTAAAAAATCGACTCGGTCGCTTACAACCAGTACCTTGTGTCCTCTCGCCGCATAGTTAGCTGCAAGAAGCGCAACTTGATTTTGGTACTCAAAGTTGTACGCAATAGCGTTGATTCGATTTGCCCATGGGGTATGCGCCCCATCAGGAAACCTTATACCTGACGGTACGACGTCAACTCGTGGCACAAGATAGTTTTCCTTTGGTGGTTTAAACACCGTGTTAGAGAAATAGTCTCGAAATATAACATGTTTGCCATCTTTTCGTTCCATCGTTCCTGTTAATCCAATCTTATATCGTGCGTGACTCGCATCGATAATTCGTGTAAATGTCGGTGATGAAACATGATGCATTTCGTCAAGAATGATTGTCCCGAAACTCTTTTGAATATCGGGTATTCTTCTGTACAAAGTTTGTATATTCCCTACCACGAATGGAGCATCTATTTCAAATCTTCCACTACCTAGCACACCCGCTGTAACCCCGAGTGATTTTTGTACTTCTTTTTCCCATTGACTACGAAGTTGTAGAGTATGTGTAACTATGAGTGTTTTCTGTTTAAGCTTATTTGCAATAGCTAAAGCCGTTACAGTCTTTCCCCAACTGACCCAAGCATTAATTATACTACTGTCATAGAGGTCGTCATAGACCGCTTGTTGGGAAGGTCGTAACTCATACGCAAAGTCGAAGTGTGGAATCTCAATGCAAGTTCTCTTATCAACTATTTCGTAATCATTTGGGATTAAATCCGTCCTTCCGATAGGTAATGAGACTAACCCTTTACGAATTACTCCCATATTCTTTATAACGAAAGGAGGGTCTTGTGGATTTCTTGGAGGTATAGTATAAGTAAGTTCTTCGTCAATCTTTGATTGCAAAGCTGAGTCTACATTCATGTAAATTCTATTACTTAATACTGCTTTCATAATATCGCTGATAAAATGGCATCTCCAATTAAGATAATCGCAGAAGATGTTAATATAAATTTTAAATTTTCCGCCATGTCTTTTTCCTTAGTTCGTTACTAAACTCATAGATAAATGCAGGTTGATTCTGTAAGTACAAGACTCCAGCATACTTTGCAGTCACTGGTCTTACTTCTTCAAAAGGCGAAGGAATATCCTTTACCCAAACAAGAGTACATACATCTTTCTTCTGTATTTTTTCTATTCGTTTATAAATTATATTTGCTTTTGTTGTTTTGTTGTAGACAAAATACTTGCCTTTGGTATCAACATAAAATTTACCTCTGTGCTTGACGAGGCTGCGAAAATCCCGAAGCATATACTTAAGAGGATACAGACTCTTAAATGGTGACTGTATTCTTCGTATGCCAATAGTTTCTCCTTTCATGTTATAATCATCAACCACACCCATAGTTCCATCTGATTGGGTGCACCAAAGTATATTGTCTTGTTTTTCAGCTTCTCCTGACAACACATAAACAGGAAAAGTTATATCTTTTAAATTCATTTATGGTTTTAAGAACTCAGGCTTATCAAAAAAGATAAACATTGTAATAAAGGGTAATAACCCAATTCCTATAACAAAAATAGAGGGCAATATTACAGCCCAAAACATAGGGTTTTTTGTCATAAAATCTAAATCTTTATTGTTCATACCTTTCTTTTTATCCTCCTCTGTGTACTCAGGGTATGTTATCTTTAATAAATACTCTTTTACATGAGCAGGTGTATTCGGGTCATTTAACCTTTCAATTTGGTTCTTAGTCATTTTTTCTAGGGGGAGATTATCTTGTTCCATTATAAACTATCTATATAAGACTGTAAATTTTCCATATCTTCTGTAGATAAGTTTGCTGCCTGACCCCACATGAGTGCAGACTGGGCTCCTCTTGTTTCTCCATTTTTATACTGGGTTAGCATTTTCACTATAGAAGTGCTTCCTACCAGTTTAGGTCCTATGCCTCCTTCTCCTTTCATACCATGACACATATTACAATTAACATATATCTTAGCGCCTTTATCGGCTGGAGTTTCTGATTGCATGGCAACCCTCTTTGCTTCTAGCTGTTCGCTGAATGTTCCATACTTTGCAGTATATTCTTCATAACATTCGCCCCAGCAACCATGATTATCTGTATAGCCTTTTACCTCTGCATTAGTAACAGTTGCATATAAAATGCTTCCTAGTCCTAATATACCGATAGCAGTAGCCATCAATGCTTCTTTCATGTATTATCTCCTTGTACATACTTTGCAGTAGACTGCATATCAAAAACTTTGCTTTGCTTATTTTTATCCCTCATTATTTCACTAAGCCTAGCAGTTTTTATTCGTTTATCTTGGAGGGAAAGTATAGAACATAATATTAGGGTAAATCCCATTATACAGAATGTTAATAAATAGCCTGTGTAACTCATTTCTTCCATTATAATTCTCCATACTTACTATCAAATTTACCAAAGGAATAATCATCTCCAATATCAAAATCACAACCAATAGGTGTGCCTGGAATTGATAAACCTCTATCTTTTTGCACATTTCTTCTAACTACTTCGCAGTAATCTTCTACTTCTTCTTCATCTACTTCAGCTAAAATAGAGTCATGCACAAGAGCAAATATTTGAGCTCTCATACCTCGTTCTTTAACTTCTTTATGCGAGTCTATGGCTCCGAGTAAATTTACATCAGATGCAATAGATTGTACTAAAAAGTTAATACCACTACGAACTTCATGTGCTGCGATACCCTTGTCTTCACTAAAGACATTAGGTAGTCTTCTTTTTCTTCCGAAATAAGAATATATAAATCCATTGTCTTGAATAAA